AAATATAACTATAAAGAAATATGTTTGCAGTAGCACCTAAACAAGTTGAATCAACTATGATCCCCAAAAAGGGTCGCAAGAACAAGGAAATTGCCTTGGAGCATTTTGAAAAGTCCCTTGACAGGATTGAAACAGCGATCGCTTCGATTGAGGCTGTGATTAAGCTTCAAGACCCAACCGTTGTCGAGATGCGTAAAAATTTAAGAAATTCCTTGCGTGAAGTCAAAGAAGCCAATAAATTCTTAATCAAATATAAAAATATTCAATACAAGCCGAAACGAACCAGAAAATGCCACAGTACCGGTCTTGAAAAATTGAGACCAATTTCTAAGAGTATGGCTCTGTTTGCCGACTTGGAATATGGAACTACTCAAAAATCTCGCTATGACGTGACCAATATACTCTGTTCATACATTAAAAAAAACGACCTAAGAGATCCAGACAATCGAACCATTATAATTCCAGATGCCAAACTTAAAGAATTGTTGCAAGTTGAGGATGGTATCGTCCTTAAATATCCAACTATGCAAAAATATCTTAAAAACTGCTTTGAAGAGGTAGAAGAAGCTAACGGTGTTGTGGAAGAACCTAAGAAAGGTCGTAAACCGGTCAAGGAAACTAAAGCTGTAGAAGAACCTAAAACCAAAAAGCAATCAAAGAAAGAGGTCGCGTCAACTACGACAAAAACCAAACCCGCAAAAAAGAAGTAAAGATGATAAATTTTTAATGCCTATTGAAAGCATTAAAAATTAATATTTAAAAGTACAGTTGGTTTTAGAAGTTTGACTACTTCCCACACCTTCCGGTTGTTGTGGTCGATTCTAAAGCTAGGATACGTCTGTCTTAGATGGTTCTCAAAGTGGGTTCGAAAGAGGTTAAAGAAGACCTTAAATTATCGATTATATCAAATCAAATATTGTGGTTCCGCAAAAATATGGGTTTTCAATGGTTCCAGATAACCTAACTTGGTGATCTCTCCCTATATTAATAGTCATATACTCTCGACACTTGCTAAGGTCAATTAAAGCATTCATTTATTATATTATTTTTTATCATCCATCTCTCTTCTATATTTTTCAGTAATAAATATGGAAGAATACGTTACTCTGACAGAACTATACGTGTTTGATCAAAAACCGTTTAAAAAAAATTTAAAAAGCTTTATCAAAACCTTTAAAGTATCCGAATCGGATATGGTAGTGTTAAAGGCTAGTAAAGTAGGAATTAAAAAAAATTGGATCAAAAAAAATATACCTTCTTTTAACCTCAATCTGGAAGAATTTAAACAGGTTCACGAAAAGGAGTATTTCAACGTTAAAGTGGTCTTGGAAAAGTATAGATGTAAAAATTTTAACCCTATAAGTTTAAACTTGGACTCAACCACTGTAAAATATTTTAAATTTGAAGGTTGTCGTACTCCATTTTTTACAATAAAAGGTCTAATGAAAATTATGGTATTGTTTAACGATATTTCGGACAATATTTACAATTGGATCTACGAGTTAAGCAGCGGTAAACTTGTACCATATATGCACAATTTACATAACGTTGTACAAATGGTCACATCTAATCATATTCCTGTTTTTAAAAAAATTAACAATCGTTTGGTCCCAACTCAGTTATACGATGTTGATGGTTTAAATGACCTATTTGTGGTCGATTTTAAGAAGATGGGTGAGTTAGACGAATTAAAGAATATTGATGATTTTGAAAAGTATAAATGTCCATTATTTTCATGTCTACAAAATAAATATCTCAAGGACACAAAGGACCTAGAAAACAGATTTAACTCGACAATCAAAGAAATTAAACAGGAAAAGATCATTGAACACCTTCAAACTCAATTGGAAAATGAAAAGTGTTTAAAGGATCAAGTATTATCATTAACTCAATCTTTTATTCCGTACCAAAAAGAAGGTAAGATTGATCCACCAAAACAACCAAAAGTTTCCTCTTCCCCGGGATGCTTACTTAAACCTTCCAAAATTAAATAATTTCTCTTAAATAAAAATGAATTTTATGCTTAAAACAAGCATAAAATAAATATAACAATGGTATACACTGTTTGTATCGATGGTATTATAGGGTGCGGTAAATCATCATTAATTACTCGGTTGAGTGATGATTTTACATGCTTCCAAGAACCTGTGCACGAATGGTCTCTTCTTCAAAATTTTTACGAAGACATGACCACCTATGCGGCACCATTTCAATATCAAGTTTTATTTTCGTTTCATAAGCTCTTTTCGACCTTTAAAAATATTAAAGATATTGTTATAATGGAAAGGTGTCCGTGGTCTTCTAAAAATATTTTTACGGAAATGTTGGTTAAAGCTGGTCACATTCAACCATTAGAATACGAAATTTATTCTTCGTTTTACGACAAGATTGCTTTTACAATAGATTTATTTATATATTTAAAGGTTGATACAACCGTTGCTTATCAAAGAATTTTACAGAGAGATCGTGCTGCCGAAAGATCATTAAAATTGGATTATCTCCAACTTTTGAACAACAAGTATAATAAGGAAATAGCAACCTTAAAAAACGTTTATATTATTGACGCCAACCAACAGTTGAATAAGGTTAAAAGTGAGGTTGAAAATATTTTAAAAAATATAAATTTTTAAAGCTTTATAAAGCTTTAAAAATTAATATGATAGCGTAAAAGGTTAACATATTCTTTCGATAACAAGTTTTGACGAGTCGAAAAGAGGCGCGTTCGGGTCCAAAATAACGTTTGTAGCTGTTAGGTTGGTTGCCGCCACAGAAAACGAGAAAACATTATTTGGTGCAACTGGACCTATATTTACAGTAATTGTATTAACAACTTTATTCATAAATTGTGGTAAAGTAGCACTTGCCAAACATCTTAAGTGGTCTGTAAGGCCTACTTGAGTCGGAACCCCACCGGTTTCATCAAAGAATTGAATTTCGACTGCGCCATCCAAAGCGGGAGGTCCAGATTGTTCGTTCAAACCACCACTGATAAAGGTTATCCTATACGTCTTATTTCCGGTATCCGGATTCGTAATACTAACCACACCGGAATCATTAACGGAGAAAACTGTACCATCGTTGGGAAGTGTCACAGGCCAGTTGGATGGTCCAATCTGATCATTCTTAATGAATAAGTTTGCGGTCTCCTTAGGAGCAATACGAATAGGTTCAGTATTTTTTATAACAAAAAACGCCTTTCTAATCTGAGCCATTGTTTTATCCGATGTAAATAAGGTGTTTATACCCACAACCAAATCATTTATTTGTACACCGGAATCAATGGTCTGTCCAAGGTCTGCTCCAGCTCCAAAGACAGCTATATTGTTTGTTACAGCTGCCGGTTTTTTAGCTTGAAAAGCTCCATCAACATAGGTTTTGTTTACAAGGTCGTCACCGACTGTAGGAGTTTGTGTTTGTTGGGCTTTGGCGCCTCCGGTCAAAACCAAGTTGCCCGATAGAGAACCACCGGCAAGAGGTAGAAATGGACCACCCACGAGCAACCCATCCACGTATTGTTTATTCGTAAGGTCGCAAGGACCCATTGGTGGTTGACACTGTGAAACGATGGAGGGAACTTGCATAACCAAGTTACCCGTTAAAGTACCCCCGGTTAAAGGTAAACCCCCACCCCCACCAGATCCACTAGCAATTAATTGATCCACGGGATCAACTGTTTTAAAATCTATTCCAGATGCCATTTATTTTCTGAAAATTACATTAATTTAACCGTCCATTTTCTTTCTGTTTTTTGATATTTCTGCAGCAATCTCCATGATTGTTTTGGTCTTTGTATTTTGTGGTTCATTTTGAACCATACTACTTTGAGACTCTGTCGGTTTATGGTTAGTTTGGTCTTCAACCGACTGTAAATGTAAATTATTCTTTGATTCGACCGTCGCAGTCGGTTGTTGCGCCACAAGTGTACTGTGAAATTGGTAAAACCATTCAAACACGTTCTCTCCGCTATATAGTGATGCTTGGTCGTTATCAATAACTACTATAGCAGGAACAACGTCAATTTTTTTCAATACCTCTTCTTTGATACTTGAATTGTCTATATTGATAAATTTTATGGATAAACTATTCATTAAATTTGAATTTTTTAAATATTGAAACAGAGCTTTACAATTACCTGAATAATTGCTATAAAAAATTGTTACCAGTTCCATCATGTCTTTTATTTATTTATAAAATAAATATTCAATGCAAAGTCAAGAAGAACCTTTAGATTTGAAAAAAGTGTTGTTAAACCAACTTTTTTATATATCTCATCCTTCGGTTTCAACGTTGGAATGCAGCTTAAACTTGAAATATTTTTGTTTTGGGTCAGAGAACCTTTTCGAAAAAATTACAAATGAAATCATCGAAATGGTTAAATGTAACCCTGAACAGGTCACCATAAAAAATAAAATTTTTACTATACTTTTTAAGGATGTTGCAGCCATAAAATTATTAAATATTTTATTTAAGGAGAATACGGATCATGCATTATATCAAATTTATAAAAACTGGATAAAAGGCTCCGAATGACCTTTTAACTCTTTTGATTCCAAAATGTTACCATCTTTGAACTCTTTTGCCCTTTGGGCAAAAGATGAGACACCACGTCAGTGAAAGGGTTAAGCCTGTAAACTAAAATTGAATTTTTTCCCTTAAAATATGATTATAAATAAACATTAAATATGACTGATGGATTGCAAAAATATGCTTCGTCTTTACCATACAAAATTAAAATTAATATACTAAAGAGATTACCATACGATAATATTAGATGGGTTAGTGATCCATACTTTTGGATCGAATATTGGAAGTATAACACCACTCCAGTTACAGACACCTTTGTGCCTAATCCAGAACAAGAGTATGTTTTGGGGTTGATTGAGTCTGGAAAAAATATTTTTATAAATGCTCCCGCTGGAACGGGTAAATCGGCCTTAATCAAGCATTATGTCGAAACCAACAAACAAAATAAACTAATAGGGTTAACGTCAACCACGGGAATATCCGCACTTAATATTGGTGGATCAACGCTCCATTCTTTTTTGGGTATCGGTTTAGGAAACGACGATGTGGAGGATTTATACGATAAAATAATTAGAAAGAAAGATAAAAGAGATTTATGGTTGAAATTAAAGCTTTTAATTATTGACGAAATAAGTATGCTTCATCCAGACCTTTTTAATAAACTTGAAAAAGTAGCTCGAATGGTGAGGGAAAACAAGCTTAAATTTGGGGGAATTCAATTAGTGGTCACCGGAGACCTATTTCAACTACCATGTGTAAGTCAAAATTCTACCTTAATTATTCATAGTAAAAAATTTAATCGGTGCATAGATCAAACCATAGAATTGAGAAATATAGTTAGACAGATTGATTCTATCTTTAAAAATGTTTTAAATAAAATTAGAGTTGGTGTGGTTGATTATCAGGTTAAAGAGATCTTGTCGTCTAGATTTAAGATACTTCCTTCGGAAAAGGTTAAACCAACCAAATTATTTTGCACACGTAGATCTGTAGCTGATTTGAACGAAAAATCATTAAACAAGTTGGCCAAACAAGGATTTGAATTTAGAGAATACGAAATGACGTTCAAAGAGGAGGAATGCACCATATCTTTTGATTACATTGTTAAAAATTTTATTAAAAATTCTACGACCCCTATTACCTTACAAGTTTGTGAGAATACCCAGGTTATGTTGACCTATAAGATTGGTCCTACATTAGTTAACGGTAGTAGAGGTATTATAACTGGATTTACACCAGAAGACTATCCAATTGTACAATGGGTGAATGGAACCACCTCTACAGTTAAACCTATAAAATTTAACTTGTTTCATACCTTAAGAAATGGAAAAGTTAAACAGGTTGGTTATGCTACTCAGATACCATTGAAGATAGCATATGCTTTAACAATTCACTCGTGTCAAGGATCGACATTGGACTGTGTGAGTATAGATTTGAACGAGACTTTTGAGTATGGTCAGGCATACACCGCGCTGTCACGAGTTAGAACACTTGAAGGTTTGTACCTCAAAAAGTTTAAATTTGACGTGATTAAAGCTCACCCGGAAGCTTTAAAATTTATGCAAAAATAAACAATTTTTAATGATACTTGGTATCATTAAAAATTTTAATAAAAAGTATAGTCTACAACCCCACCACATATTTGTATAGTTTCTCCGAATAGACTGACCCAAAACTCCGGTTAAATTAGATGTCGAAGCCAATAGAGAGTCTTCTTCTATCGTGTCCGGCACCGAGCGGCTTTGTGAAAAATTAATAGAGAGTTGGAACCATTAAAATACGAATTATTCGACCAAATTCAAAGTTATTAAAAGTAAACATATCGACATTATCACAAAATCGTTATAAACTATGCTATAAATCAACCATACAAATGTCATATGTATTTTAGCCTTACGATGGTCGGTTGGGAGTAAAGCAAAAACTAATGCTGTACCCAAAGCTAAACTTAGAATTTCTTTCGTATTTGCGGGCAAATGGTACTTTTCACCATATTTAGAATTCATTTATTACTTGTAATATTTTGGTATATTGCTTTATATTTTTTTATATTTTTTTAATGCTTATTGCAAGCATTAAAAAAATATTTTATACCTGAAAGGTTATTCAAAGAAGAAAAAAGATGCTAAAGATTTGGCATCGGCCTTTGGTACCGGTGTGACATGTGGAGGAGAAACTGGTTTATGCGGTACTACTGGGTGTGGTACTACTGGATGGTTTGGAGGGGGTACCGGGTGTGGTACTACTGGATGGTTTGGAGGGGGTACCGGGTGTGGTACTACATGTGGTGGTACAAGGTGAGGATGCGGTCTAATTAAACATTCAGGAGGAGAAACCGCTGGATGTGGTGGAAAACAAGGATCGACTCCCATTAACGGTTTATGGGGCTTGTAGTCACACAATGGTCTACAACAGCATGGTTTGCAACCACAACCACAGTTTCCTTTTGGAGGAGGTGGGTTTGGATACTTGTTTGTAGATAAGGTATAGTCACCAACACAATCTGGACAAAAGTATGCGTTTTGGTGCATATCCCATACAGATCTAGCAATTGGAAAAGGCGCAGAGGTGTGTCTGCACGGATTACATCTATAAGCCATTTATTTACTACTTAATATTGATTCATCTTCACCACTTTGTAAATAGGAGGATACAACTATACTTTTGTTCTACGAAAAATTAACAACTAAGAATACTACTTGTGGCTAAAAACGGTCACAATTTTGAATTTTGGTTTTATAAGAATTAAAGGTCATACGTAAGGATAAAGTAACATGTAAATTTTTTATGCTTTTTGTAAGCATAAAAAATTTTTTGTAAATATTTTTTTGTATTTTTGTAAGGTTGAAATAACCATAATTTTCTTATAACACAGGGAAACCAAGAGCGCCTCCTGAACGGTTACCAAGGACCATTAAAATTTAATAATCCTCCTTATGCTTCCCAGGTATCAATTTTCAATCCACCTGATCACATAAGCATTGCTCGGACCTTAATATCCTTACAATGGCCTGACTGTACATTGAGCCATCCTAACGGTCTTTTTTAACCCTAGGACAACCGGTTGATGACCCAGTCGATAGCGATCTCACTTAAGGTTACCCTTAAGCTACACCGACGGTCTTGTCCACATAGTCCTCTTGAAACTATCTGAATTTTGACCGTTTTCATCAACCTTGCCTGTTCCGATGTAAAGGTTAGAATAACCTCTAAATCACTAGGTGTCGACTGTCGTCGACGTACCACTTATAGCCACTTGAATCAGATCTTTGGATCTGATTTAGCCCGGCCATAAGCCGACTAGACGGTACCAAAGTATCATGTTAATTCACGATTCAAGGAATGGTTTAACAAACCATTACCATCGGTCCCTCACGAGACCACTTCCGCCTGTTCAGAACTAGTTTTGGCAAAACCATTCTGACAATGTTGTTGTTGACAGCAACAATAACAAATTCGTATGTCTGTGCATAATCTGATCCTGGTTGACCTCCAGCACCTCCAGCAGCGGTAATAGCGGCTGGACTAGCTTGCGGAACAATAGAAACATTGGTCAACTTACCATAGTTGGTTGAACCCATAGGATCAAGGTCGTAAAAGTGTAGAGAGTACGAATACAAGTGATAACCAATCTCTGATGGTATAGTTGGAGCATGATAAAATGGATTGACTAGAGAGAAGTAATCTGATCCCATTGCACCTAACCTGTTTGTGTTCTCGTAGATAAGAGTTGTATTGGCGATAGGGTCAAATGAACCAGCGGGAGCAAAGTTAACGTTTGGAACGTTAACAACCGGTGAAGATGTGGCATAATTTGACCATTCAGCACTACCAGTTCTATTTCTGACAGCAAAGAATAAAGCTTTAATGGCGTGTGAGAACCTAATATCAAAAGTTGGCATGGCATTCGTAATAGGGGTATAGTTTTGTCGTGGTGCTGTTTGGACCTGTTCAATAAGAATGTCCCTAATGGCACAACCCATCCTTCTACGCTCTTCGTTGGAAACAATGGCATAGTTGGCCCATACTTGGACTGGTCCTAGAACAGGGGCCGCGGCAATATGGGTTCCAACCACAATTGGAACATATGGGCTCGCTGGTGGTCCCAAAGCACTATTGGTCAAAATTAACAATTCATTCCAATCTCTAAAGTTAAAGTTGATTTGCATCTCATTGTAGGGGAGAGCGGCTGTAGGGAGGGCCACACCAGTATCTCTGGAGAAGAAGAATGGAAGTGGGAGATTAAGGTTGGTTCCACCAGGGCCTCCAAGAATTCCACCAGGAGCAACAGGATTGATTAAATTAGAGATGTTTCCAATCATATTATCATAACCATTTCTTTTGCTAGCCGGTACGGTGAAAGCAGACCAGAAATCGAGATGATAGTTGTCGAAACGAGCAGCTACTAAATCGTTAAAAGTAATGGTTGCTTCACGGATTAAATTATGCATTAAATTTTTGGTCCATCTCAAAGCGAATGTAGGAGTAAGTTGAGCATTAAGAGTAACCTGAGGAATGTTGGCTCTCACCCATGTTTGTAGAAGGTAGTCTCCAGCACGAGAGATCGAAACAGACCATTCTTGGCCGAAAGCAGCATTGCCTGTATTTCTGGAAAGTGGAACAGGTACTTGAGTGAACCAAGTCGACTTTCTGATTTCTCTTACAAAGTATGCCGTGGCAGTCGGACCACCATACATATACTTTTCAATCTCGTCAAAAGTGGCGATATCAATAAACCCTGAGGTTATATTCGATGAAGACATAGACATGTTTAATTTATTAGTAGCAATATTTCAGATAAAAATTTTTTGTATTATATTTTTATAGTTAAAAAATAACCATTTAAACCAGAGTTGTGAATTCCAATCAAAAGGTCACCATAACTTTTAAAAATATTAATACAAATGTCAAGGCTAAGGATTAAAGAAACAAGTATAAAATTGAAAAGAATAAATGAAAGAGGAAGAAATAATAGCTACTTTAAGCCACTCTTACTTTAATTACACTTTAAAAGAGGTTCGACCTTTTTTAGAATATTTTGACGAAAATGTACCATTAAAACTAACAAAGGAAATGGTTGACTCTGAGGTTTTAGAAAAATTATTTTTTCTAGCGACAATTTCCACCATAGACATGAGTATTCCTTTTAATTTTTGTTGCAAGGACAATGTTAACCACTCTCTAAAAAAGCATCAATGGTTAACTGACTTGAAACCATTCGGAAGTAAAAGTAAACAAGGAGTGGTTAGTAAAAGCTTACTTTTTGACAAATTTTATGTTGTAATTAAAAGGGCGAAAACATCTAGATTTGACGAGATTACTCTAAGAGATTTTTGTGTTGGAATTAACCTTAATAAGATTATAAACGAATCGCCATTTTTTGTTAGAACTTTAGGTTGTTTTCAGTATAAAAACCAGTTTCATATAGCTACCGAATTTATAGATGGTATTAACCTTAAAAATTTTCTAATAGACAAAAAGAGTACTTTTAAGGACTTTTTAAACATTTTCTTTCAGATTTTATTAGGGTTAGAAGTAGCCCAAAACAAGTTAAATTTTTCACATTATGATCTTCACACGGACAATGTTATTTTGGTTCATACCAAGGATAACCCAATAAAAATTTCATTGTATGGTTATCAATACACCATTAATAGTCCATATAAGCCGGTTATGATCGATTTTGGCCTTTCATCTGTTTGTACAAAAGGGCAAACTTTAGGTCAAAAAAGCCTTGAAACAAAAGGTATTTTTAACTATCTATCGCCCGGTTACGATATTTATGTTTTCCTCCTGTTTTGTGTGGACGTGGTCCAAAATAAGAACTTGTCTATATTTAAAGGTATCACAGACCTTTTATTATTTTTCAAGTCGGAAACAAACTTATCCGTGGACCTATTAACCAACAATCACATCAAGTCTCTGCAAAAAGGTGTATCTAATCTAATTCCATACAAATTTATAACTTTTATCATTCAAAGATACCACAACGACCTTGATATTGAAATTCAATCCAAAAAATTTACCGACGACTGTTTGGGTAGACAACCAACCTTTTTAAAACTAAAAAAAATTTTAGATGTCAATGATGAACTTGAACATGTAAACAATTCCTGCAAAAAGAAAGGTTTAATTCGATCTTTACTAAATAATATTAAAATTTATTATTGGTACAAGGAGAAGAATAGTTTGTCGAAATCGGATATAGATTATCTGCTTGATTTGGACAAAACAAACCTTGAAAATATTTTATACGACTTGAATTTAAAAATATACAAAAAAGGTTCAGAAGAACCTAAAATTTCTATCGAACAAAAAAATTTATTTTTCATAGCTTTGGATTATTACTACCTTATTTTAGAGTTGGAATTGTACCATCAGTATTCTGTCTACTCTAATTTTTTAAAGTCTTTTAGGGAGACTTTTGTCTATAAAAATATATTTCAACAGTTAGATACCATCCTCCTTGAAGAAAGGATAAACAGACATTTTTAATGCTTATTTGAAGCATTAAAAATAATTAAGATTTTTGCAAGAGTCTAACGTTAGGTCTAAGTTTACCTAAAATAAATTTCTTGGATTAATTAAATTTTTCCCATGACAAGCTGTTAAATAACCCTATTTGAGCTTCCAAACTTCCGGCTATATTTAAGGCTTCAATTATATCTTGATCTACCAATTCAAAAGATGAGGTTGTCCGCTCCACACAATCAAATAAAACTACATTGTCGGATGGTTGGAATATATAGGGTAGATCGCTCTTTACCTTTTCTTCTATACTGTTAAAAAGGTTCCAACCATCCATACAGCTGGTCAGGTTAAACAATTTTTTGTAGCGTTGAATTTCAGTATAGACAATGTCTTCTATAAAATTTGAAATTTCTATAATTGATGATAGCAGAGCACCATAATCTACTCCCTGAACATTTACAAACTCGCCAAAACCATCAAAAGCTTCAAATAATTTTAATTTAAAATTACGGACGATTTCAACCTCTTCCGCTTCAATCAAATTATTTATGGCTTCAAACATCCTTTTTATAATATTTAATTTGTCGTCCGCAAAGTCTTCTGAAAACCACGCGTCTATTTTATTCCATTCGTGAATAAAGGTTGAAACACTATATTTAATAGTTTTTTTTGTAGAATGGTTCTTGTGTTCCTTTTCAATTGGAAGTTTAATCAAAATTCCAAACAACTCTACAACGTTATCAAGCTCCATAAAAATAAAATTTTCTTTATAATCATTATTTATATCTAAAATGGTCTTTTTTAACCTATTACAAACAACTCTGCCAGCGCTAGAATTAGCGCTCTTAATCCAACCTGTTTCTCGGTCTAATTTAAATTTAATACTACCTGAGTTTAAAAAGGTGCTTTCGGCCAAATCTTTAAATTTTTCGGGACAATTTTTTACAAAGGCCATTCTAACCATCAATGTTTTAAAATCGTTAATTTCGTCAAACATAAAGGGAGTGTAACCTTTATTTGTAAAAAATGTACTATTGTTGTAATTGGTGTTTTCTAACCCTTTGGTGTAGGCAAAACCGTAATCAAATATAACTGGAAAGTAACCATTGGTAAATATTAATCTTTCGATCAACGCTCCTTCGTACATAAATTTATACCAGAAAAAGGTTCTTTTTAAGCATCTTCTCAACAAAACATTTTCCAAGTGAAGGTCGTAATGGGTAAAATTAACCTCTTGTTGGGCCACAAACAAAGCTATGATTAGCTGATGAATTAAAGCTTCGGAACAACTAGTAAAACTAGTCTTTTGAAGATATTTTAAAAGTGTCATCTTGCTAGGGATGTATTCGATCACGGAGACATCCCTTATACAGTTGTACTTGATAAATGGATTAAAGTCACCACTACCCCGTTGTTTTTTATTTTCAGGTAAGAGACACTTTATATTTCTCTTGATCTCGAGAATCCTGTTAAAATGTGGTAGAAAAGGGCTTAACTCTTCCAAGCTTTTCGATATCTTAAATTCGTGGTCCAACAGAGTATTAACATCTTTTGAAATTTTGAAAACATACATCTTGTATTCTTCTTCTTCTATCGTGTCCGGCACCGAGCGGTTTTGTGAAAAATTATACATCTTGTAAGAAGGTTCATCCACAACAAAAAAGTAATCGGTTGCCGACTGTGACATATTGTGGTTATCTATACTGAAAATTTTAAAATGTGATTTTTTAGCTTTGGATGACCTTTTAGATGAAGAAGAATCCTTGAAAGGTCTTAATAGACCAACAATTCCTTGAGAAGTATCTTTGTTAAACAGTTTATAGTATTGTAGATCCATTATTTATTTATGTAATTTTTTGGTGACAAAATTTCAAATTATTTTTATTACTAAGATTTTGCAGAGTAATAAATGGTATCAAAGTCAATTTATACACCGGTCTCTCAAGATATCGAGAAATCAATTAATTATAAGTCCAAACGACCAAATACTTTATGGGCGAAATATTGTAAATTCGTGGTTATTTTATCTGGAATTTTAACCTTGATTCTAACGACAGTATTTGGATTAAATATGGCGTACAGCTACCAAACAACAAATGTAACCGATACGACTCTTCCCACGGCGAGTACGACTCTGAATGTAACCGATACGACTCTTCCCACGGCGAGTACGACTCTGAATGTAACCGATACGACTCTTCCCACGGCGAGTACGAC